CGGGCACACCAGCATCAAAAGTCTTAAGACCTTCTAAAAAATCGTCCATTCTACTCTGTTTTGACCGCATATGTATTTATATTAAAAAGGAGGGGTTTTCACCCTCCTCCTGACAGATTGCGGTCAAATCAGGTAATGTTATTTAGAATGATTTGGGTCAATCGTGTTCCCCAGTTCATAAAAATAAAGAACGAAGAAATGAAGATGAGTTTGTCGGTCTTATTCATTATGTGAACGATTTCTAATTAAGGAAATAGCACGTCGAATAATAATAAAGGATAGCACAGACAGCGCATATATGTGTAACACAGTCATGATCAGTTACAAACTGCATTTCCAACAATGCCACCAGTTACGGCACCCAATGGCACAGACCACCAACGATTTGATACTTTTTTAGTTGCCTTATATGCTCCAAATCCCCCTAGAATTGCTCCCAGAGGCGCTGCAGCACAGGTCCGTGGTTGTGCTACTGGTTGAGCATAAGGAGTAGCATAGACGGAACCACCATTGTTAGGGTGATAGTATGTGCCATTTCCACATTGAGTATTATATGCTTGGGTATCTACATTACCTTGAACATAGTTACCATACCGATCATAATAACCAGGAGTATAGTTTTCCTGATATGTTCGGCATACTTGATAGATATTGGTCTGTTGTGCCTGAACTGAAACAGGCACAGAGAACAAAGTGAAAGGAAGAAGAAGAAGTAGTTTTTTCATCTGCAATATGTTTACTTGCTTATTTTAACAGGTTACTGCTCAGTTGTCAAGACCTGATCACGAATAATTTTCTTGTATTCACCTGTCGAAATATTTAGAAAAGGTGAATATTTTTGAATTTTAAGACTGACTGATTCCCATACTGGGTCTAGTAGTTTTTTATCAAACGTGTTCCCGAACAGGAATATTTTATGGTATATGACCAGTGTTTCGATACTAATCTTCCCGCTCAGGAACTTTTTAAGTATGATAGGATGAGATCCATTCTTACACTCAAAAATTGCATCTAAAGAATTTCTAGAAAGTAATTCTTCAGTTTCATTTTTAAATATGTAAGTTAAACTTTGATTTCTTTTTTTCCAATTGGTGTAATTTATTTCTCCCGAATGTATGATTTCTCCAATCCACAATCTTTGAGGATCAGAGCATTCAATAAAGTTGGAAACAAGATATTCTAGTATCTCATTATCATTTTTTTGTCTAGAAGTTTTTTCAAAAAAATACTTATCCTTTCTTTTATTAAAGGACTTTATTGTGGTTCTAGTCTTTCCACTATATTTAAAATAATCGTATGATTTTTTTGTGAAATGATTTTTAAGAGATAAGTAACAACAATACACCTCAAACGGTGTCATATCGGTAGTTTTGCTTTCGTAGTTTTTTTCAAATAATTCAATGTGATTGCTTCACACCGAATTCTTTCTTTCAATGGTTTAGAAATCAACTTTGAAACAGTATCTATTTCAATATTATTTTCATTGCAGTAATAAACTATAGATTCAATGTAACTTAATGCATTTGACTCCACAAGAGTTTCAATGTCCGAAGAGAATTTTGCCTGACTCATAAATTTATCATTTAAAGCATTTTCAATTTCATTTTCCATAGGTTTTTAATTTATCAGAGACAAATTCTTTAATATAACCTGTTAAGAGTTTAATATAATACATTTTATCTCTTTTGTCAAATACCTTAACAACTCCAGCAGGAGTCACCATGATTGTAATCAGTTTTTTAACAGGAATTCCAGTTAATTCAAAGTACATACATGCATATGCAACTTCTTGAACAAAGTATTGTTCAATCCATTCCTCCTTTTTGATTTTGGTTGATGTTTTGAAGTCAATAACAGCAAGTTCACCATCATACTCAGCGATACAATCTACTCGTCCAGCAATGCCAAGAACTTCACTGAACATCGATCTTTCAATTGCATGAACCAAACCAATCTTGTCTAGATATGGTTTTGCAGCATCAAACATAATCATGGATTGTTCATCATAACTTTCTTTCAAGTTATTCTCCAAGTAATCCTGACATACTTCATGAAATTTTGTTCCACGAGTAGTTGCAAGTTTACAAATTTTATTTGCTTCCTCCTCACCAACTCGTTTACGCCATTCAGCAAAAAATTCTTTATTTTTATGAGATGTGACTGAAGTGATTGATGGGAAAGAATCTCCAGATGGTGTCGTATAAAAACGAGTTCCATCTACTTCTCTAGATTTGAGATCAATATCACCCAAATGATTTACATGATTAAACATTAGTATCCAAGATTTATTTTGTTTACAAGATAAGATTTGACCAATCCAGAGCGAACAATATCATCCACCCCAAACTCAATGCTTTCAAACTCAGGCATGGCCTGTAGTATTTTCATGAAGTCATGAATACCACTTCGTTCAGAAGTTTTAATTAAATCGCTTTGCATGATATCACCACAGAACATAATCTTACAATCCTCACCAACTCTTGTGATGATAGAATCCAATTCATGAAAATTTAGATTCTGGCATTCATCTACAAGAATAATTGATCGGTTAAAAGTTGTCCCACGAATAAAAGATGTTGACCAGAAACTAATTGTTTCTTGTGCCTTAAGATTGCCATACAGCATCTCAAAGTCTGCATCAGATGGCATCTCAAACATATACTTTACCATATTTTTGTATGGTATTTGGTAAAGTGCTGACTTATCATCATGATCTCCAGGAAGAAATCCAATCTCTCTGGTGGCAACAAGAGATCTTACGATGTAGATCTTTTCATATGAAGTTGTTTCGTCAAGCACTTCTCGTAGTGCATTATAAAGAGTGATGAAAGTTTTACCTGTTCCTGCTGCACCGTAGGCAAAAAGCATTTTGCCATCATCGTATGCATCAAATAATACTTTTTGATTTTCAGTTAAAGGTTTAACATCAATAAGAAAATCCGAATTAATCGGTTTTTTTCTTCTCATTTGCTTAGCACTCATACCAATTCCAACTGGTCCTGAATCCTTTCTTCTTCGTGTTGTCATAAAAATTTATAACGTTTTGATGGATGAACCTGGCATTTTTTTGGCACGATGTAGAACATCATTCCATCCAGGATGTGACTTCTTCAATTTGTTTTGCCAGTCTCCGACTTCTCCAACACCAGCACAACCTTGACTCCAATCTTTATCCCAGGTAGGATTTTCTTTTCTCCATTCTTCATATTTTGATATGGACATATCAAGTTCTTTTACTTCACCAGTTTCTTTATTGATAACAGGATATATGGGCAATGTTAATCTCCTTTTCTATAAGATATTTATGGAATAATAATCGATGGTGCATCATGACATTCTGGGCACTCATCACTCGCCACCCATCCTAGTGCCTCAGATACAACAGGAAACTGACAGATAAAAATACAGCGAACTGCTTCTGCAATATCCATGTGTTCTTTCTGAGTTCCATTTTCACTACGCAAGTTGATATAATGTATCCAAGAACGTACTGAACCCGTCATGTAGAGGCGTGTAGGGGTCGCTAAGGGCAGCACGAAACGAGCACACTCCTTGGCAACTCCTTCGCTTAGGAGATGATTATATAGATCTTGAGCATCACGAAACAATTCTTGTATCATTTTATTCATGACAAATACTTTTTCCTCATCAAGATCATCCGTAGAATTCTGACGATTCTTTGTATCCTGACGACGAAGTTCTGGAATAGGAATCTCCTCTTCCAACCAACCAACATCAGCATAACGCTGTGAGAATTCTTGATACGTGAAAGATCTGTGCCGCAGAATTTGAGCTGCCAGACCACGGGTTGTATTAATCTCAAGAGTCATATGTGCCTGTTCAAAAACAGACCAATGATTATGCTTAATACAATAACCAAGTAACTTGGAATACTTTTCTGAATTTTGATTTGCAGGGTTAGACACTCTAGCAACATATGCCATTGTCTTTTCTGCATCAGGTGTAACCGAAATGAGTTTAACTTGTGCATTCATACTTAGTAATTTTGGGTAAAATAAAATCCCTGGTCTTATTATAGACTAGGGATTACAATTTGTCAATCATCTCTGAGTATTATTCTATCAGACTTTTGTCATCTTTCCTTCGTTTCCAGGTTCACTGCTCAGAGTACCTTTCAGTATTTTCCCGGCAGTTTTTGCTACTTTTTTGCTAGCACGGAGAAGTTTAAAATCATTGGCATCAATTTTGCCATTTTTGTTGGCATCAATTTTTTCTTGATTGCCAGGAAGATCCTTCTTCTCTGATATGTAACCTTCACGAACCAAATATTTTTTGATTACAGTTTCTTCTTTTGTTGTTTGACTTAGTAATGATGGATTGCCTTTTGCTGCCATAGCCTTTTTTGCTTGTGCATCTTGCTGGGCCCGAAGTGCAGTTCCTACAGGTGCTTGTTTGTTTAGTACTTCTGGAGAATTTGCTCTTTTAAGATCTGCATTTACGCTCTTTAGATCAGGAATTGCGGGAGTTGGTCCGGTGGTTGGCAGATTAGTTTTTTGTGCTGCTATAAGTGCCTTTTCTGCATTTGCTACAGTGCTAGTGTCTTCTCCTGCTGCTTTTTGCCTTGCTCGTTCTGCTTGTGCTGCTCTTAGTTCAGCAGAGGTTGGAAGTCTTCTCTCAAAAGAAGTTTTACCTAACATACCGACTGCTGGTGGTCTTTCTGGTTTTGGATTTAGTGTTGGAGTGCTAGTGGTGGTAGGTTGTGATGTTGTTGATGTTGGAGTGCTAGTGGTGGTAGGTTGTGATGTTGTTGGGGGTGGCAACACTGGTGCTGCTGGTTTTGCTTTAAGATTTTTATTACCAAGTGCAACCACTTGATCCCTAGTCATACCAGTTTTTGCAATTTTTGCAGCGCCGCCACCTGCTGCAAAAGCATCCATTTCTCTAAGATCTTTATATGGTTGTGTCCAGGGATTAGTCATTTTATTTTTTGTTTATTGTTATTATTTATTTATTTTTTTATGGATCCTGGACTAGGAGCAGCTCCTCTCCTTCCACCCATTCCGCCACCAGCAACTGCTGGTTTTACTGCTGGTTTTGGTTTTGGTGCAGGAGCAGTTCCAT